GGCCAGCATCGACGCATAACGCGCCTCGCCAACGACCGGGACGAACGCCGACGCAACGTTGATCGGATCGAGTACAGATGCAGCGAACCCAGCCAACAACTGAACCGGCACAGTAGAGGCCGGCGCGTTGTCCAGGATGAACTTGCGCTTGGTCTCCTCCCGCTTGCGCTCGATCAGGATGTCCAGCGCTCCGGCACGAATACCGGCGTCATCGACGGTCAGGTCGAGGCCTTCTTCCTTGATGCGGGCGCGAGCCTGTTCGGCGGTCAGCAGCGGGGTTTCCGGCTCGGCGCGGACAGCGGGCGAGGTATACCCGCGCGCGGTCATGGCCGGGCGAACCACCCTACCCTGCTCCGCTTCGTCTAGCTGTGCCAATCTGCGGGCAGCGGCGACTGGATTCTCGAAGGCCTGCTGGTCCCACGCCGCCTCGGCCGCATCGAACTGGCCGGTTACCACATCGTCCAGAATGTTGCGATCACGCCGGATGATCAGGCCTTCGGTAAACAATGTCATCGCGCAGACCTCGTTTTGCTGTAATCAAGCATCCTGCCTTCAGGCATAACTGGATCGCTCACCGGAACAACCCGACGCGCCACAGCCTCTGTCGTGAGATCGTCGAAACTGCGTGTTACCGGCTCGCCTTCCTTCGTCAGCACCGCCTCGCCGCTGTAGTACAGCGCAAGGCCGCTTTCATCCGGCAGGGTGACCCAGTAGCCGTCCTTGCTGATCGCGGCTTTCACACGGTCGCGGGCGAAGGCCTCATCCACGCCTTTCGGTACCGCGAATCGCAGCGTCGACGGATCCAGACTTTCGATGGCGCGCTCGGTGCCGGCCTCGACCATATCGGCATCAAAGGACTTCGGAACGCGATAGGTACCGGCCAGGGTGTACTTGTCATCGATCAGCGACTTCTTCACCAGGCTGACCGCGTCCTTCGCGCTCTTGCCCTGGCTCATGTAGGCATAAGCAAGGCGCTCGGCTTCGCTATACAGTGTCGAGAACGTGCGCTCGCCGCCAACCTGGCCGGCCAAAGTGAGGCGGAAGTCAGTCATCTCCTCTGCCAGCACCTTTTTCGCGTCACTGGCTTCGATGCTGTCGAGCCCCGCCTTCAGTTCGGCCGTTTTCAGCGGAGCGATTCGCGCGAGCATCGCCGATGTCTGCGGGTCGACGCCCGTGCCGATCACCAGCGCTGCGCCCGGGAGCTTGTCCTGCAACTGCTTGTAGACGGTGGGCCAGTGCTTGCCCCACTGCTGCTGCAGCTCTTCGATGATCTGCGCGGAGTTGCTGCCGCCGTCAGCTGTGTTCTCGAACGCTGCCGCGATACCAGCCGCCTGCTTCTCGCTCAACAGCCGAGGCTCGGGGGCGCCGAGGCGCTGCTGCTCGGCAATCATGGCCGTGGCATAGGCTTCGACCGCGGCAGGGTCTCCGCTTGCAGCTTCCTCTGCCGCCTTGCGCAATAGCGGGCTGCGACTGGCAACGTAGGTCGCCGGATCGCGCTGCAGCTCATCACCCAGCCGAGAGGCCGTATTGACCAGCTGGCCGAACAGCTTGGCATCGACAGCGAAGCCTTCGGTTGCCACGCCATCGCGCGCGGGCATGAACTCATCGATCAGTTTGGCGCGCTCGTCCGGTGAGGCCATGGCCACCTGGCGGATAGCCGTGCCGATGTCCTGCGTCTTGACGAACTGGGCGTAGCGCTCCGCCCCTTCCTTCGCGCCGTAGGAGGCCACAAAATCGGCGGCGGTCGGCGGGTTGTCGAAGTCATACCCCGACAGGTAAGCCGACTGCGCATCGGACACACGGCTCGACAGTTCAGCGCGTGCGATCGCCTGCATCTGCCTGGCTTCGATCTCGCGGGCCTTGATCTCGCGGTCGATCAGGCGGCTGATCTGCACCTGATCCTCGGCAGTCATCTGGTCCTGGGCGGACTGGAAGTAGCTCTTGGCCTTGTACGGATCATCGTTGACCATGCGCGAGATCACGGCCGAGGCCATGCCGCTGTTGGCCTTGAGCAGATTGGCCTGCTGCATCTCGGCTGGCAGCCCCTTGCGCTCAGCCTGGGCCTTCAGCACCGCCGCCATCTTGTTCTGGTAGTGGGCGATCTTCTCCGGATCGTTGTAGTTGAGCGCAGCGCCCTGCATGGACGTTTCGATCTGGCCGCGGTCAACGTCGTCGTAATACTGCTCTCGCTCGCGATACTCGTAGCGGTTCAGGTCATTGCTCAGCGACTGCCGGCGCCGCATGACAATCTCGGCGTACCGGGCGCGCTGACGCTCGTTCTTCAGCGTCTTGGCGACCTGCTCCTGCTGCTTCTCGAACTGGCCGATGGTCTGGTTCGTGATGTCGAGTGCGGCAGCGCCTTTCTTGGCGTACACGCCGTTCTGCGGGTCGAAGAAGGTCTGCTGCTGCCACTGGTCGAGCTGTTGGTCCGCAGCCATCAGCGCCGCGGTGTCGGCCTTCTCCTGCTCGCGCATGGCGAACTGCTGTGCCGCCTGGCCGATCTGAGCAAGCCCGCGCTGCAGGCCGGAGTTATCCGGCCCCTGCCCGCCGACTGTTGGCGCACCGAGACCGCGCTGCTGTACCTGCGGGCCATCAAGAGTTGGGATTCGAGCCATTACCTACCCCCGGCAAATGAGCCGAATGCGCTGCCTACGCCACCAAGGATTGAGCCGGTCGCGGCGCTGCGAGCGTTGCTTTGAGCCATGCGCCCATTCATCAGGTCGTTCTGTGCGCCGACGCGGTAGCCCCACGCCTCGCGCGCTGCGTTGTTAGCGATGGTCAGGGCGTCGAACTCGCCGAAGGCGGCCGTGTCGTCTTGGATCTCAGCAGCGGTACCGCTATTCACGTCGATGCCGTTCGAGGCAAAGCCAGTACGCTGCGAACCGATCAGCTGCCCGACCTGGCGCCGGTAGCGGTCAGCATCGACCGCGCCACGCTTCTCGGCATCCTGCGCGGCGGCCTCTTTGTAGGCTGCGTTCTGCTCGGCCATCGCCTCCTGAAAGGCGCCCTGCTGCCTGGCGTTCTGTGCGCCCATCATGCCGCCCGCGAGCGACATTGCGATTGGAATAGCTGCCATCCAGCACATATCAGGCGCTCCGAGTCATGCAAAAGGGTTTGAAGAGCATCCCCAGCGGGCCGTAGCCCACTGGTTCGCCAAAGGTGAAGCCGAGCCATTCCAACCAGCGAATGGCAACGGTGTTGCGTACATCCACGAAGTTCAGCAGCGACTCGTGCCGCGTCAGCATCTCCTCGACTTCCGGCTTGCACACCTGCAGGAAGGCCCGGGGGTAGCGCTCGACGTGCACCGTGCTGATCAGCCAGGGAATACCCGTCCGCCCGTCGTGCGATGTGTCACCGAAGATCGCCACGACATGACCGTCCACGACGATCTTCGAGGCCTTGCAGCAATCGCTCAGCCCGTCGGCAATGGCCGTGGCCAGGTCGATCTGCAGCGCACCCTCGATCTCGTCCCGATCAGCCTGGCGGATGATCGGCAAGATGCCGGGGATATCCGCCTCGGTTAACGGTAGGACTTCAGCCTTTGCCACTGATGGTGATCTCCGGGATAAGCGCAAGGATGGTGAGCGGGAGCGGGTCAGGCTGCTGGATGTATACGCGGCCAGACTCCTGCCACACCGACTGGATCTTCAGCTCGGTGATGCCGGTCGTTGCCGCAACCGGCGAGTCGTAGGTTTCCCGGTACTCGGGCTTGGTCTCGTAGAGCTTTGCGCCGCGCTTCGGCCCAGCCCAAAAGTTCCGAGAGGCCTCAAGGAACGCCGTCACGCTCGTGATGACCTTGCGCTTGTCGAGCTGAGTTGCCGACGACCTGTCCGCCCAGTCGATTTCGAGCGTCTCCATCTCAGCCACATACGGCAGCCCGGCATGCACTACGGCCGACGCATGCTGCAGGCTGATGGATCCACCCGATACGACGCGCTGCGGGTGAACGTCGCCATCGGTAAGAACGGAGACCGTTTTCCCCTCGAGGTGCCCAAGGCCCGAGATCGTCTCAGCCATCAGCGCCCAATCACTCACGGCAACGCCGCGCAGGCTTTGCGGGCAAATCTCCAGCAGCTTGGCAGTGACCACTGTTGACGAGGTGTAGGCGGTGACCTCTACGCGCACCATCTCCGTTCCGGCGCGCAGGCGATAGGTGCGACCAACGCTGCCGACGCTGAACGGTGCGTGACCTGCCGCGGTGACAGTAACCGTCTGCGGATACTTCCAGTCGGTACCGCCACTGAGCATCAGGGTTGCCGCTGCATTCTTGTTCCGGCCGTCATACGTCAGGCCGCAGTCCACAAAGAACGCGTCCTCGGCGTCCTCGATGTCACGCGCGGCCATCCGCTCAACGTAGCGCTTGGTCACGCCGTTGATTGTGCGTCGCACGAGGAGATAGAGCGCATCCATCTGGCCTTCTGCAATGCTGCAGACCGATTCAACGAAGCCGTCCGTGTGGTGCTGATGCCAGGCAAGCAGCTGCTCTTCCGGCAGGAACGTCATGCCCAGCAAAGCGCCATCGTCACGCGCCGCCCACACAAGCCGATCCGGGATCTGCTGATAGGTCCAGTCCACCAACGAATAGCCGCGGAAGAAGTGCGGCGAGAACTTGGTTAGGTCGTCGCCCGCAAAGCCGTCAGCCTCGAAGGTATACGCCAGCGAGGAAACCGCGTTGTTGCGCTGCTGAACGTAGATGGCCGAGTCGTTGATGACGATCGGCGGAATCTTCGACACACCGTTGTAGCTCTGGATCTCGGCCTTGACTGTTTTCGGCGTGATGCCGTTTTCGCCACCGGAGACAACCCACTCGCCGCCCGAGGTAAGCCCCAGCAGCTGACGCAGCGGCAGGATGTGGCGGAACCGGTGCACCTGGCGCGAAGCAATGGTAAAGGTGATCGAGTCATCGTCTTTCACCGGCGTCGCATAACCGAAGTTATTGAAGTTGCCGGTCTTGCTCATCCAGACGGTTTGCGGCGACAGGTCGCTGCCCGCAAAGCACAGGCGCTGCTGGTAGTAGCCAACGGCACCTGGGTAGTTCCCAGCCCCTACGAACGGATTGTTGCCTGTCGGCGGGGTGTCAGTCTTGACCGGCGCGATGTTGATGTCGTTGAACGTCAACCCGTCAGCCTTGCCGATGAATCCGTAAATGCCGGAGCTGTTGGAATCCTTGTAGACGTTGTAATAGTCGGCGCCAGTGACAGCCGACCAACTCAAGGAGGCGCCGGCCTTGTTGTCGTAGCTGGCCACGGTGACCGAAGCCGACGGCAGGCTTTCTTCTGGCACCTCGCTGTCTGCCACAGCGGTGACAACGTAGCGGTAAGTCGTGGTGTCGCCAGAGCCCCCGGAGCGTGCAGAACCGGAAAGGCCTGTTGGCGCGCTGATGCTCGGCACGAAACTGATAGTGGCCAGCGTCCAATTGTCATGCCCCAGGCGCGACAGCTGCCGCGGCGCGTGCGAGGGATGGACGATGGTCATAATGTCAGCCGACTGCGTGTAGTTCAGCTCGAACAGCTGCGCAGCGGTGAAGGGTGTCGTGATTTCATACGGCACGCCAGGGCTCGACTCGACCACGCCGCCGTCCTTGTAGACGCGCATGTACAGGCTGCCGAACTCCAGCACATAGGTTTGCTCATCGTTGAACTGAAACGGGATCAGGCGGGCCTCGCCACTGCCTTTGGTCTCGTTGATGAACACGGTGCCGGGGCGATTCTTCACGCCGCCATAGGGCATGACGAAGAAGTTCGAGCACAGGCGCAGACCGGTCTGGTAACGGGCGAGGTCGACGCGCGCATACAGTGAAGGCGCAAGCTCACCGGCCGCGAACGACGGCTGAATGGTGGATGTTCCCATTAGTTGCGCGCCTGTATGAACTCGGACTCAGGAGCCGGGCCATCCTCGACTTCTTCGAAGGCAAGCGCCTGAGCCTGACTCATGGTGATCTGGTAGTTCTGCATGGCTGCCTGGTAGTTCTCCGGCTTGGCCTGCAGCCCCATTGCAAGCTCCGCAGCGAGCCGCCACGCGAGCGCATTGGTGAACATGGGCGAGAAGTAGGTCGTGTCCTCGACTCGCGCGGTGTAGGCGATCTCGGCCTGCTCCTGATTGGTCACGATGGCGCGACCGCCCGTGGCGTTGACGACCTGGTACGGGATGCGCTGATCAGCCCGCGGCATGACCATGCCCGGCACAGTGATGCGCCGAATCTGCAGGCAGTCGGTCGGGTAGCGATACCGATATGCCCAGTTCTGCGGAGGCGAGCCGATGTCTGCCAGCGAGACACGCGCCTCGGCAAACGGCCAGGGGAAGGCCTGCAGCACTTCATCCCGGCACAGTTCGTAATGGAGCGCGCACAGCTCGGCCGCTTTGCTCTGCTCGTCGATCGAGTCGATGAACTGGTTCTGCCCGATGCGGGTGAGCGCCATGTTGCAGATTTGGACGACACTGGCCATGCGATCTCCGGAAATGAGTAGGGGCCCGAAGGCCCCTTGGTGTTACGCGTCCGGAAGGTTGTCTTCCGGCTTTTCTTCAGGCTTGGCGGCCGGCTTGGGGCCGGGCTTTGCCTTGGCTTCAGGCTTGGGCTTGTCGCCCACCTTCGCCATCCAGTTGCCCAGGTCTTGCTCGCCGCTGATGTCGAACTCCTCGCCGACATCACGCAGGCAGCCATAGAATCCGGGCGCCGTTGCTTTAACGCGCATGGACTACCTCCTTACAGCAGGTCCGGATAGGCACGCTGGTAGTTGGCGCCGTCGACGATCTGCGCGTTGAACGAGCCGGCGGTCAGCGGGCCCGTGCCTACGGTGAAGTAGGCGCGCACATAGCGACGCACACCAGGAGGCAGCGGCAGGAAGAACTGCTCGCCAGCGGTCAGCTCGGCCAGCGGCACGGCCTTGGTTGCCACGACATCAGCGAAGGAGCTGTTGTCGGCCGAGTCCTGCACCGAGAAGGTGACGGTAGCTGCGCCCGCCGCGGTGGCCGTAGTCAGCACGTCGAACTCCATGAACAGCGGAGTGCCGGCGCCGATGTCGCGGCCGATGCTGGCGTTCTTGGTGGAGCCTGCGTCGATCACATCGGTAGACGCGGCGGAAGCGGTCACAGCCTGTGCGGCAGAGACCTGGAGGAAACGATCGATGATCGCCATTTAGGAATCTCCTATGTCAGAGGCTGCGCGGCTTAAACCACGCGAGCCTCGGTGTTGAGGATGGCGTCAACGCGCTTGAACGGAACACTGTCGAAGGTCATAACCTTGCGACCTGCGACCTCTTCCATGTTCAGCCAGACGTTGGACTTGTTGGCGATCTGCCGGCGCAGGAAGCTACGCACGGTACGGTTGCCGTAGAACACCGGGCGGCCGACGCGGGCGTTCGGCAGCAGTTCGATAGCCTGGACCATCAGGTCGATCAGGTCAGCACCGGCCGATGCGTTCTTGGTCAGAGCAGTGACATCGACGTTGGCGATGCGCACCACGTAGCGCCAATCGCGCAGGGTGAGGCCGGCGTTCCACTCGTAGTGAGTGCGGATACCCTCGTAGCGGCCGCCAACGGCGTCGGTCAGGGTTTCTTCCTTGTTCGGGCCGACCTTCAGGCCGCCAACGGTGCCTTCCGGATAGATGCCGTGGATGGTGGTCTCGTCCCAGCAGCACAGCCAGATCGAGGTGTTGTTGGAGCCAGTGCCGCCCGCATCGATGATGTTCTGGCCGTTCTCGGCGCTCTTGCTGTTGAAGCGCGGCGCGAGGCCGGTGATGCGCTCCGGGTTCAGCGAGGCGTCTCCGTAGATCAGCTGGGTAGCCATGTTCTGGTTCATGCCTTCGAGGAAGGCTTTGTGCTCGGAGAGCATGAAACCGGACTTGTCCTTGGCCAGCTCGACCAGCTTGCGGTCAACCTCGGCGTAGCTTTCCAGCATGCCGGTGCCATCGCGCACCTGCACTGTGGTCGACTTCTCGGGCTGCACGCCGTAGTTCAGCTTGCGCCAGGTACCTTGCGGCAGGCCGGAGCGGATGGTGGTCTTGTGACCGGTGCCGTCGTTGGCTTCCATCCAGGGCATGTCGTCCAGGATCTCGTTGGTGCCGTTCAGCAGCTCGATGATCTTGGCGATTTTGCCGTCCGGGTCCTTGCGCTTGGCGAGGTCCGCCAGCGTGGGGTTAGTGGTGTTCAGGGTTGCCATGTGTCAGTCCTCAACTCAGTTTGATGTCGCCAAACAGCACGTCAGCGGTACGCGCGGATGGCTTCTGATTGCCGCCCATCACGAGGTTGTCCTCGCTCAGTGCCTTGCCAATGCGATGACAGAACTTGACCAGTTCGGGGTGGTTACCGATTCCGGTCTCGCTCAGCAGGTTGCGCAGTTCGGGGCTGCCGAATTGCTCGATGGCCTTCACGGCGGTTGCCACGCTCTTGTCGTAGTTCTCGCCACCGATCTCCTTGTCCGCCTTTACGGCGTCGGCCCATTGCTGCGCCTGTTCGGCCAGTTGCTGCTGCTGCGCCACTGCTCGCTTTGCCTCGAGCTGGCCCTGGAGATCGATTAGCTTCTGTGCGGCCTCTTGGGTAATGCCAAGCTCTTTGGCGATCCCCTTGAAGCTGTCGAGCACTTCGGTGTCGAGCTCCATGCCTTCGGCAAGGGAGAAGTCGGTGTACTCAGGCTGCGGTGGCTGGCCGGTGTCCCCTGGCTTGGCCTCTGCTGCAGGCTCCGGGGTGACCGGTGCTTGCTGAGGGGCTTCGGTAGGGGTTCCGGACTGAACTTCTGTCGCTGCGCTGGTGGTTGTTTCCGGGGCGCTGGCTGTAGTCGAGTCAGTCATTGGTTTCCGTTTCCTCGGGTTTGCGGGCGTTCTCTGCTGCCATTACCGCGAACTGCGCGGGACACAGCCGGTCGATCTCGCCCAAAAGAAAAAGGCCGGTATCTCTCCGGCCTTCGTTGAAGTTCATCACGCCACCATGGGTGTTAAAGACGGGCTCGAACACCTTGCAGCGGCCCATGAGGCGCCACACGAAGCGGCGCCCACGCGGGTCGTCCATCAGCCACTTGAAGTCGGCTGCAGTTGTTTCGCGGGCAAGCCGCTCCTCTCGCGCCGCATCTTTCAGGGCGCGTTCATCGCTTGCGTTGGTCATTGGCCTACCAGTGCTGTCAGTGCGCTAGGGTCGGTGACGTTGGTCTCAGACAGGAGCTTGGCGCCTTGAATGCCCGCGCTCATCTGCTCCATCGCTGCCTGCTGCTGCTGGGCCTGTGCGCGTTGTTGGCGGATCGCTGCAACGTCCTCGTCCGAGCGGATCATGGTCGGCGGCACGCCCAACATGGCGGTGTACTCGTCGACGGCCTGGTCGAAGTCGATCTTGTCGACGATGTCAGGCTGGATGCCGGCGAGGTTGCCCGCGAAGCCAACGGCGCGCTCGATGCCTGCAACGCCAAGGGCTTTCTGCGCCTGAGCCAGGATCGATACGTACTCGACGTTGAGGTCCATGCCAGCCAGCTCCTTTGGAGGCGGCGGCAGCATCGGATTACCTGGCAGCAGGCCAGTCCACCGTGGCACCGACTGCTCGAGCATCATGCCGAACACACGATCGATCAGCGGATCCAGCAGCTCATCGTTCATGCGCTCGAGCACCGGGCCGAGCATCAGCATCTTCTCTTCCTTGCGTGCGGCGATCTCAGTCGCGGTGCGCACGTCATCCATCGAGCTGATCATCAGGAACAGATCGACGAAGAACGCGGACTCGATGCGTTGCTCGTGCGCCTCGATCTCCGCCCGCAGCGCCGAGTAGGCGGACGGGTTGATCTCGTGCAGCGGCGCGAACTGCTGGCCGATGTTGGTCGTGTCCAGATAGGTGATGTCGCCCGGCAGGATCGACGCACGCTGACCACGCAGCGAGGCCGGCGCACCCATGGGTGGGTTGACCAGCTTCTCCAGCATCTGCGCCTTGCGCTTCTCCATCAGCTGCAGGGCTTTGGTATCACCCAGCGCAACGGAGCCAGGGCCGGCGCCATAGACGTTCTCGCCGTTCACGTCCCAGCGCGGGACCATGATCGGGGAGTTCTGGAAGCCGGATTGGCGCAGCACCTTGTCCGCGTCGCCGCCCTTCTCCCAGTACACCGAGCGAATCGGCATGTTGCGATTGTCTGGCCGGGATGGGTCGCGCTCGTCGTTCGGCTCGACCGCATGGCAGACATCGACCCAGCCGTCCGGGTTGTTGTCCAGCATCGTGCGCACAGTGGTGCTCAGCGCGTCCTTTCCGAACTGCTGGGCCATCTGCCGCGCCGTCATGCGGAACTCGCGGTAGAGCGTGTCAACCTGCTGCCTGGCGCTCGTGGCGGCCATGTAGCTGCCGGCCGTGAAGTTGTAGAACCTCACGAACTCGTCATCATCCGGCATGCAGGCAATGGCGCCGGTGCCGAATGCGCCCTGCTCGGCGTAGAGCGTGGGCAACACGTTGTACAGGTTGGAGCGTGCGAACACGTCCTGCAGCACCTTCTCAGCCTGGTGCAACCATGACTTGACCGGGCCGAACTCCATCAGCGCCGCATCAGGTGTTGCCAGCTTGAACCACGGCCTCGAGGGGCTGGTCATGCCGGAGAACATGCCCGAGGCAAGGATCTTCAGCGAGGAGCGGCCCGTCGAGTTGATGATCAGCTGGTCGCGGCGCTTGCCTTCGTTCGCATCAGTCGCATTCCAGCGCCCCATGTCAGGGGCAATGTGGTCGCTGATCTCACGCCACAGCGGAAACCAGCCCCGGTCGCGCTCCAGCTTGAGCTGAGAGAGCCGGCGATCCAGCCGTTGACGCAGAGAGTCAGCCATTTACGCCCCCAACAGAGTTTTCTGCCCGGTGTTTGCGGAACCAAGCCCGCCAGTCAGGATAGTGCTGTTCTGCCCAGCGGCAGCGGCGCGGCGACGACGCTCGGACTCACGAGCGGCCAGTACGCCGCCATCTACTTCGGTCGGCGCTTCGGGGGCCTGAGCGATCTGCGTGGCGCCCATTTCGACTGGTTCCTGCACAAAGCCGTTCTTGTCACCGAACACAGAGGGAAGGCCGAGCGAGTCGAGCACCTTGTCGCCGCCCATCAGCGGGTCAACCTTCTTGATGATCTTTTTCAGCTTGCTGCTGCACATGGGTCATTGCCTCGCAAACGGGTCGTAGTCGCTCAGCAGCGCAGAGCCGTGAGCGTGTGTGTAGTCGGATTTCTGCACAGGGAAGGTGAAGGTCAGTGCCAGGGCGTCGGCAATGTCAGGAGACGGCAGGCCGCGGGCCTTGATGTCGTCCTTGGCCTCGAGCTGAATCTTGCCCGCCTTGTCATAGCTGTAAGTCGGAGTCGCCAGGTCTTGCTTGAGCCTGGAGTCAGCCGGGATAACGCCTCCCTGTCTGATCCAGTCAGCCATCGAGTACCACATCTCGGCGCGCTTGTTCTTGAACCGCGGGTGCCCAGCAGCTCCGCCGAAGTGAACCTCGATGACGTGGAAGCCAAGCTGCCGCAGCCTGTCGATAACGCCCTGCCCATGCCCTGCGTCGATGAACACGGCATCAGGCTTGTGCTGGGTGATCTGCTGTGCCACATGGCCGGCGAAGGTCATGTTGTCGATGCCCTGCCACACCAGCGGAGCGAACGAGCCAAGACCCTGCCGCCGCATGATCACGCACGAGTCATCGCCATAGCGGGCAACGTCAACGCCCAGGACGACGGGAGCGAAGCTGTACTGATCCTCGCGCAGCGTGCGCCGACTTGAATCCTCGACCTCCGACAGGCTGAGCAGCTGGTCATCACCGGCCGCCGAGAAGTCACACAGGTACTCGCGGGCAAAAGCGTTCTCGCTCATGTCAGCCCGCAGGCGCGTGACCTCTCCCTCTTCAATCGCCTTGGTGTCGTACACCGTGTAGCGGACGCTCAGCCAATCCGCCTTGGACTGACCGTCGAAGAACAGCTTGGAGAACAGGTTGAGACCGTGCGGCGTACCGATGAACAGCGCCCAGCCCTTGCGGTCGGACAAAGCTGGCTGAACCACCTCCTCCCACAGCTCCGGCTTGATCTGCGCAACCTCATCGATCACACAGCCATCTAGGCGCAGGCCGCGCATTGCGTCAGCGTTGTCACCACCGAACAGACGGATCGTCGCGCCGTTGTGGGGAAACCTGATCCACAACTCGGACTCGTTGACCTCGACGCCCGGGATCTTCAGGCAGTAGTGCTTCAGTCGCAGCCAGGCGATTGCCTTGGCCTGCTTCAGATACGGCGCCACGTAGGCGAACAACCCAAGGTCCAGCTGGAACTGCATGGCCTTGTCGACCAGCTCCATCACCGCAAGCTCAGTCTTGCCAGCCCGGCGATGCAGCGCGCACACCGTGAACCGCTTGCGCTTGCTGTGAACCTGCTTCTGCCACTGCCTTGGTCGGTAGCCCAGATCAATCGTCTGTGTCTGAGCCATGAGGAACACCCGTCACTACGTTGTATGTCATGCCGCCCGAATGCTCGAGCGCCTGCTTGGCCTTGCCATAGCCGCGATCCAGCAACTCCTTGACCGCCGACACACGCGCCGCATGGGGCGCCTCGCCGTCACGAACGATCTCTACCAGAGACTTGATGGCCTCTTCACCAAAGGACTGAGCAATCTCCTTGATGTCGGCCGTCACTTTGTTTCGGCGACCAGCCGGACGGCCAGCGCCTGCACGCTTTCCGCCTGCTGCCATTTTGATTTCCCTTGATTTTTTATCAGGAAGCTGATTGGACCAGCTTCAGCCAGTCGAACGTAATGAAGATCGCAACGGTGACGCCATCGGAGCCGATGAACTTCAGTCCCTCAGATCCAAGGGTGTAGGTGTGCGCGGTGATCTGGTGCTCAACGCCTATGGCGTGAACGATGTATGTGCTCATGCGGGCTCCTAAGTTGTTTTCGCCAATACTTCCACGCCTCCATCCCCACCATCAGGCATACGCATGCTGTGAGGTAGAGGATGATCAGGATGGCGAGGGCGCGTTTCATGCGCTCGCCTTCTTCTCCCCGAACCGGATAGCCAGCTCGCGGAGCTTTTCAGTACCAACGAAGCCGCAGCAGCCGCCGACGAAGGTGGCCATTGACTGAGGCAGGCCGAAGTACTCAACCAGCGGCACGAGGGCCAAGGTGAGCAGGCCGCACAGCAGCCCCTCCAGGATCATCTGGCGCTTACTGCCGCCCCCGTAGATCACGCGAACGACTGCGATCGTCACGGACAGCGCAAAGGCGTACAGGGATGGAGCAATGGCGTGCAGCCATGCGAGGACCGCAGCCCACACTTCGGGACTTTTCTCGGGCATCTTGGGCATCTCGGTTATCCCGCATGGGGCAGTTGATAGGTCCGGCCTCACATACCGTCGCTATCCGCCAGGGAGCTAGGAAGCAGTAAGAGGTAGGGGCCGGAAATTGTTGGGCGCATGGTGGCGAGCCATTCAAACGGCCTTTAGCGCCCGAAACTGAGGCACAAAAAAGCCCGACTCATTGGCCGGGCTCTTCTGAAGCGGTAAAACCGCAATTTGTGCCAGATTGCCAGATCGGCGTTAACACGTCAACAGGCGCGACATGTAAATTAAGCCGCCATTCGTCGGTCGAATTCGGACTCAACGTAGCCGTGCACTCGGCTAAGCATGTCCTTCACCTGGTGGCGGGATTTGCCAAGCTGCTTGCCGATCTGCTCCATGGTGCGGTTGTGGCAGTAGTACAGGTGCACGGCCTCGGACGCCTCGGGATAGCGCTGCTGCAAGCGGGCGACTACAGCCGATACCGTCTCTGCCTCTTCATCGGTGATCGCAGCATCTGGCGCATGGGTGCACGGCACGTTGTCGCGCATGATGGCCAGCATCGGTGAGACGTACCGGGGCACGCCTGTCTTCTGCCATACCCAGATGCCCCATTGGGTCAAAAGCTCTTCGGCGCTCTTCATGCTGCTTCCCCCTTGAGCATGTCGGCTGAAACGATGATTCGGCCCACTTCGCCGTGCTCGGCGTGGTAGGTAATGACCTTGGCGTCTCGTCCGCTCATCCACCCGCCTCGGCTTGCGTGACTGTCTGGCGCGGCCAGGGTGCGGTGCTGCTCAATCTGCATGGTGTTCGTCTCACGCAGGACGTTGTGATGCAGGTGGCCGGTGTGCGCGTAGCTGTGCTTGGTGCGGCCGAAGACCTCGCGAAACTTGGCGATGAATACCGTCTCGAGGGAGTCCATCCGCTTCTTGTGGCCGTGGTGGAAGAACAGCGACGTGCGGCCGTGCTCAATGCAGTAGTACGGATCCGGCCGGGTGATGACCTCAATGCGGGGCTCATCCGCATACAGGGCGGCAAACAGCTCGCGCAGCCAGGCGCTCGACGCCAAGTCGTGGTTGCCCTCGGCCATCAGGAGAACGACACGCTCGTGCTTCTGCAGCAGCATGGCCGTCACGCGGCGGATGACGCTGATTGCCACGCGGACCAGCTTCTGAAACCGAGTGTCGGCGTCGAGGACGTGGCCGGATGTCGGCGTAACCGCCTGGATACCATCCCAATGCAGCAGATCCCCAAGCTGGGCGAATACGCCGGTATGGGAGTCAGGTGCCTGGGAGATGGCAGCACCAAACCAGCCGACCAGCGTGTCCTCGGCGATCTTCATGTCCCATGCTGCGCCCGTCTCCTCCGCCCAGGCATTCATGCCGAGGTGGTAGTCAGTGATGACGTAGCAGTTGAGTAGGTGCGCAAGCGTGTGCAGCGGAGCCGGCAGCGCCTTGGCCGGCTTGATGTCGAGAGCCAGAGCCTTGACGGCCTCCTTCATCAGCTCGGCCTGGCGCTCGTGATCGATGCTCGACTTGACCCATTGCAGCTTCTGCTCGCCGTCCTTGCCGTACAGGGTCGACGTGCCTTTGAGGCGAAAGCCGTCCGGCACGGTCTTGGTCATGTCGTGCTCCGGGCTCCATCCCTGCCTGGCCAGCCTAGCCTTGTGGGTGTAGACGTTGCGCTCGTGCAGCCCAAGGATCTGCGCAGCCTCTGCCACAGTGCGGCCGGTCAGCGCAGCCTTGATTTCGTCGTCTGTCGCTTTGCGTGCGGCCATCAGGCTGCTCTCCCCTGCTGCATCAGAATTCGGATTGTCTCGATAGCGCGCCCGCTCTTGATCATGGCTGGGTCGCAGCGGTAGACGCGCCACCCCAAGCGGGCAGCTGCGTCGTATTTCTTGAGGTCGGCAGCGAAGCCGGCGCCGGTGTTATGCCGGCCCTTTACCCAGCCTCCCCCCTCAACTTCGATCAGCAATCCGTGCTCAATCAGCGCGAAGTCTGCGCGCCAGTCCTGCAGCCCAGCCTTGGCCAGACGATCACGCAGGCCCTTACCAGGCCCTCCACAAGCCTCAGCGGCGAACCGGTACTCTCGGATGGCTTCGATGCCTTCCGAGCGAAGGAGAAGGGCTAGCGCGTCCTCAGCCTGGCTCGCGGTGGATTTTCCCGATGCAGCACTTTTCGCCGGCTTGACCGTGGTTTGGGCTGAGGCTTTACGGATCGGGAAAGTCATTTACCGGCCCTCGCCTTCGCTTCCAGCGCAGCGCGCACCATCTTGCGCAGCAGCGGGCTCATCCTCGACAGCTCGGCCGATACCCACTGGCGCCACTTCGGCAGGCCCATTGGCTTGCACCGGGCGCGCATCTTGTCCGCGATTGCGAGCGCAAGCTGCTCCGCACGCTCCTTTGCAATCAGCCCTTCCGCTGACAAACAGCTCTTCGCCGCAGAGGATCTGGTCGTAGTGGTCATTTACGCTGCTACACATGGGCAGGCCTCCGGATCGCATGATGGGCACTTGATCAGCGGGCCGGCATTCGACACGGGCTCCACGTGCGCCCAAAGCTTGCCGTGACGTATCTCGCTAACAACCGCACCGGAAACGCCATATTTGCGAGCCAAGTCAACGTTCCGCTCGCCGCGCGCAATAGCTGCTTTCATCTCGGCGACCAGTGCCTCGTTCAGCTTTGCGTTCGCCTGTGCTGAGCCCTTGCGCAACGCGTTTCGGTTTTTCCGGCTGATCAGCTCCTCCCCTCTAAGCCCTTGCTCATACCGGCGGACTACAGTCGTATTGGGGATTTCGTACTTGATGGATATGTCATGAAGGCAAAGCAGTTCGCCGCGAACCTCAGTCATGGTTGTATTCCGGCGATTGAGCGCCTGCTCTTTCGTGCTCGCCCATCGACAATTGCCCGGCTCGTAGTTGCCGCGCGGATCTATCCGGTCGATTGAACAGCCCGCCGGCCTGTCACCCATATCCTCGAGAAACGCCTCGAACGAGGTGGCCCAGCGCGCACATACAGTTACGCCTGCGTAAGCCGGGTAAGCCTCCGCATTGACTGGATTGCACCGTTTGCGCATTGAGGTCCAAGACTTGTAGGCGCCAGAACGGGCCTCTTTAGGGCTGTGCCCGTGCTTGTAGTTGTGATGCTCGTCGCCAGCTTTAAATGCCATGTGTCACCCCGCCATTGCTGCCTATAACGTCGATTCGGCTGATCTTCATGCGCCCGCCTTCTGCTCATCGCTGCGGCAGTCGATGGTGTTCTGCTGGCCGAACTCCTGATTCGTGCGCTCAGCCCATGCGGCTTCACCCTGCAGCCCGGCGTATGCGGCGAGGTCTTCGTAGTTGTCAGCCCGGAACCCGCCTTGCTGGCTGCGAACCATCTTGAGCAGGCCCATGAAGAGCCACCCCTGTTCTTCGGTGAGGTCGTGGCCGGTGATGGCGCGGAAGGCGTCAACTGTGGCGCCCATGCTCCGCTCGCCTGCCGGCTTGTCGTAGGTGGCAGAGCGGTCCTTCATGTGGCCTAGGCCGGCTTCGAGGATCTGGTGTGCTTTCATTGCGGCTTCCTTGTGGCTCTGTTGTTTGCGATCAGGGGGAGCTGGCCGGGCGCCAGGTTCCACGCGAATGTCTCTTTGCATCCGGTGGCGCATTGGCGGGCGTTCAGGCTTGGCATATTGCTCATGGGCTCGCCGCATTCAGGGCAGGCGCGGCCTAGTGGGGCGTCGGTCATGCGGCAGCGCTCCCATCGATCAGCTGCTGCACCAACTGCAACAACTTCTCCTCGGTGCCGAAGCGCTCGATGAAGGCCAGCTTTGCCAGGTGGATGCTTGGGACGGCCGGGTGTGCGGTGCCGCGGTGATGCATTGGGCAGAGCGGAATGCCGTCCATGTGACTTGCGCGCTGGCCCTTGCCGCGACCGGCGCGCGGGTGATGGATCTCGGCTGGCGTGCCAGGCGTACCCTGCAGGTAGCAGGCAACACAGCCCAAGGCAGCGACCCGGGATAGATGGGCTTTCTCGGCCTTGGTCATGCGGCGGCCTCCCACTGCTCGGGCATCTCTTCCTTGGGTTCGCGCCACTCCACGCCGCGCTCAGCACCGAAGCTGTACATGAACTCGATGAGGTCGCCCATCTCGGCCACTGTCATGCGGCGAGTCGATACGCCAAGCATCACGACGCCCCCGCCAATGCCGGCAGCCATGCGGACTTCCTGGCGGCACGCGGCGGTCATCAGGGCTTTCCAGTCTTCGGCGTCCAGGCGCTGCATAACCCCGTTTACGGGCCATTCGACCTGACGGGCTATGTCCGCCAGCATCGACCAGAGCTTTGCGTTCTGCTGCAGCGTGCGGCGGCTCTTGACCGGGCGCACGATGATCTCGACGGCCTGATCTGCTGCCAGCTCGAAGGCGAACAGATAGGCCAGCTTGAACACGTCGCGGACGCGGTTGCGGCCAGCGGTCCAGAAGTGGCGGGGCTTATGGATTACTTCACCCATTTACGCGGCCTCCAAATTCAGTACGGCGCGAACGCGAGCGATGAATGCCTCTTTCGTCTCGAAGTCGCCCGTCACGATCTGCGTAAGCTGCTCCAGCTTCGCGGCCTGGCGCTCGCACTGGCCCTTCCACATGTCGCGGTTGCGCTCGGTGCGGCGGCGGTCTTCGCATTCAGCTATAGCCGCGTCGATGGCCTGGCCAATCTCGGCAGGCGTGAACGGGTACGAATCAATTTGATCGCGACGCCATGCGTTGTGCAGGCGGAGAACTTCCAGATGATCAGCCACGGCGAGCCTCCCGAATCGAAGCACAGTCCACGCAGCACGCCGCAGACGGATAGGCCTTGCGGCGAGCGTCGGGAATCTCCTCGTCGCAGTCGATGCAGAACTCAGCGCCCTGCCCCTGCAGCCGCTCCCGCACAGCAGCAACGCCGTGCATCTCACTCAGCAGTTGTTGAGCGCTGGCCTTGTCGGCTGGATCGGGAGCTGTGCGGGCCTGGTGGAAGGCTTCGGTGATTTCCATGAAATCAGACATTTGCCACCTCGGCGAACAGGTCAAATTGCGGCACCGGAGTAGCCAAACGAACGGCCTCCTCGTCGATACGCGCGCTTGCGGTTTCAAAATGGGACGGGTCAAGCTCGATGCCGATGAAGTCGCAGCCGCAGCGCAGCGCAGCAACTCCGGTGGTACCGCTGCCCATGGTGTTGTCGAGTACGGTCATGCCCGGTACCGCGTAGGTGCGGATCAGGTATTCCATGAGCGCGACGGGCTTTTGCGTCGGGTGGTAGTTGCCGGACTGCTTGTCGCTTGAGAAGAACTGAACGCTGCGCGGGTACCGCTCGGTCGAGTCGTAATTCGTCAGGCTGATGGCCTTGCCGTAGCACTCGGAGTTGACCGTCTTTCTGCTTGCGGTCTTGCGCTCATGCCCGGCAGTCATCTGCGGGTTGTAGGTCGGCTGCTTGCGGTAGAAGACCAGCGCCGACTCGTGCGCCCGCATTGGCTGCTTCTTGGCGTTCAGGAAGCCGGTGGCGTTCCCCTTTTCCCAGATCCACTCATAGCGGAACAGGTCAGGGCGACTCATCACGAGCATGGATGTGAACGGCTGCGCAGCTGTCAAGACGATAGCGGCTTCCGGCTTGGCGACACGCAGGTACTGGTCCCACAGCGCAGCCATCGGGATCACTTCATCCCAGGCGCACTGGGTTGTGCCGTACGGCAGGTCGGCCAGAATCAGGTCCACGGCACCGGCCTCGATTTCCTTCATCCGCTCCAGGCAGTCGCCGAGCATCAGGCGTACTTCGCTCATTTCCGTGCTCCTACGCCGCGCTGGGTGCTTCCGTCAGCACAGACGACGCGATGGTCATTGCCGCGGGATAGGCCTATGCCTGCCCCGGTGATTGCCTGGGGGCGAAAGCCCTGCTTCTGGAGTGCCTGAACCTCTAGGCGCTGAGCGGCTGGCGCGGAGTAGATGGCCTTGCGGATCTGCGCGCAGGCTTGGTGCCGGCGAGTGGTGCGGCTGGTACCGCAGATTTCGCAGAGATTCCGGCAGTCAAGGCCGCCCTCGTGCAGGCGGCCGGTGCCGATGGAGGTGGTCATGCTTTCACCCCCAGCGATTCGATGGCGGCCAGTTGCTCGGCGCGCTGCTGCTCGAACTTCTCCTGCCGGGCGCGGATCTCGTCCTGGCGCTGCTTCTCCTTCGCGGCGCGCCCCTCCTCGACTGTGGCCTTGACCAGTTGCAGCTTCGCGCGCACTTCTGGGGTAGGCATCGCGACCCGGCCAGTGATCAGGCCAGCAATGGCGGCGCCGTTCTGGGTGACGGGCTCGTGAGTGAGCTGAGCGACGTATTCCTGAACGACAGGAGCAGGCAGGCGGCCAAGGCGGCCAGCCTCTTGCACGGCGATCAGGCGGCGCTGCTGATCGAAGCCGGGAGACAGGGACCACTTCACCGGACGATTCTCGCGGCGGGCCGTATCGACCAGGCGCTGGTAGGCGGACAGGAACGACATGCGCGCTCCAACCTTGTCGCCAGCGTCGAGAATGGCGCGGGCGGCGCCGAGAGCCAGCTGGATTTCGTCAGTCAGGACAACGCTGTCGAATTCGTCAGACGCAGCCAGGGCCAGCGACCAAGCTTCGTTCGGGTCAGGACGACCATCTGCGGCCTGTACACGCTGAAGGATGGCGGCCAGTGTCAGCTTGCCGGTCAGCTCGCGGCGGCAGGCTTGCAGCGCGGCGCGAATATCCTCTGCTGGGTAGTCGGCCAGGTCTTCCGCAATCATCTTTGCGGCGCCGGGGCTAATGGTTTGGCCAAGCGTCTCGGCGGTGGCGCAGACGGCGCCCGCTAGCGCGGCCAGTTGATCAGAGGAAAGCATTGATCGCCTCCTTATCCATGATGAGGCGCGCGGCCTCTTGGGCTGCGTTCACGTTCGCTTGGGTGTCTTCCATCTGGCGCGCGGTGCGGCCGTTCATTTGGCGACCGGTCTGCCATTGGGTGTGGAAGGCTTCGCACTTGGCGAGCAGGTGATTCAGGCTGTGGCAGTCGTTGATCAGGCGTGCGTCGTTCACGGTGACGTAGAACGCTGCAACGCTGTGCGCAACGTCGATACCTAGACGGTCGATCAGTTGGCTGATCTGGCCGCCGACTTTCGCATTCCATACCGGCCAGGCCGAGTAGCGCTTGCGGTAGGCCATCGCGTAGTTGGCCCAGGTCTTGAAGGTTTTGCAGCCTTGGTCTTTAGGCCCCGGCATATCAGCCGGGATCTCTACGCGCGGCGCCTCGAATGGAATCACCACTGCCCCGGCAGCGCTTGCCGCAGCCGGCAGGTTTTTCAGGTTCTCTTCCTGTTTAACTTCCTGTTTAGAAGATTCCTGTTTTATAGCTCCCTGTGACCCTACCCCCTCGGTTCCCTCTGACCCTAGGTTGGGTCTGTCTGACCCTACCTTGGTGCTCTGTGACCCTACTTCGGATGCCTCTTGCAGGGGGTAGGTGCTGTGTGACCCTACCCGGTCGAGATGCAGCTTGTACTGGTTGGGCTGCTTCTCGCCGTTCTTCACCCGGTTTTCAACAGACAGATAGCCGCCAGCGACCAGCTCCTTGATGGCACGCTTTACGGTGGCAGGACTCATTCCGCAGTCCTCGGCAATGCGACGGTGCGACGGATCGCAACGGCCGGTGTCGTGGTTGGTGCGGTTGGCCAACATCAGAAGAACGAACTTCTCTTTCATGGGCAGCTTCTGGCCGACTGCCCAGGCCATAGCCTGAAAGCTCATGCGGCCTCCTCAAGATCAAGTTCGGCAGCAATGCGGCCGATGGCATCCATGAACGGCAGAGTGGCGGCCAGGCGGTCAGCAATGCCTGGCTGAGATGGATCGACGTCTTCCAGGAAGCGGTCGGCCAGTTCGTTCGGAGATAGGCCCTCACTCGAAGCGAAGCGAGCAAGCACATCCATCGCGTTGATGATGCGCAGGACGTGTTCCGCTATGTCGGGCCGGGCTAGCTCGATAGAGCGCGCCTTGGCCCCCTTTGAGGCCCTCTGGATGGCTTTCTTGTCGCCAGCAGCGATGGCGGCCTGCTCTTCCTTGGGAAGTGACAGAAGTGAGGCGGCAGCAGATACCGAAGCACGACCCTCATCCATCGCCTGCACAAGTTCTGGCGCGGCCTCATTGGTGACTTTCTTGGCTTGCTCGTAGGTCTTGCCATTGCCGAAGCCGGCAGCTTTTGCAGCTAGGTCGCGGGTATCGCCTTTCGGCAATTCCGGAAAATTTTCCGGGATTGAGTCTTTCAGATTCGGATTGCCTACGCGGCCTTGCAGCTCAGCCTCAATAGCCTCGCCAATCGCAACGCGCTCGGAATGGGTGAAGTCCTTGCGGAACTCGTTTTCAGCCAGCTCGCCTTTCAGGATCGAATCAAGGTGTACGGTGCGAGCTGGGATCTTCTCCCAGCCAAGCGCCTGACAAGCGCGCAGACGGCGCTCGCCAAAGACCAACCGATAGCTCGAATCGACACCGATAGGCTGCAGTAGCCCTAGCTCGGCAATGCTGGCTGCCAGGCTGTCGATATCGCCGAAGTCCTTGCGGAATCGGTTCACGACCTTCACCAGGCTAATCCTGCATTGAATGATGTTGTCGCTCATGCTGAATAGAGGAGCGGTTTCCCGCCCCTCTCCTATAGTTAGATGAAGGTCGGGAACGCTTCGCCCTGGCGAACGGCGGTGTTGCTGAAATACCGGATCGGCTTGGCACGCTGCTCGGAGTTCCAGATTTTGATCATGCGCCAGATGATTTCAGGGCGACCCAGCTGGCGGCGGTTCAGCTTCGAGGTGAAGCACAAGTTCCGCAGATGCAACAGGTTGTCATCGGCACCATCCACCGTGCCCACCATGAAACGCTCAAGGAATCGCTCGGCGCTGTGCTGATTGCGGCGGCTGGCGTAGAAGTGGAAGAAGGCGGCAATCGAACGCGGAACCGGAGACTGATGCGGAAGGGCCTGCGCATAGATCGCGCTCTCAATCAGCGCGGGATTGGCAGTGACAAATTCCAGAACATCCGACTTATCGGCCTTGCCATGGAATCCATACTGCTCGCGCTCATAGTCGATAACCCAGCCGCAAGCGGATGCGAGGACTTTGCAGGTTTCCACCGGCAGCCCAAGCTCAATAAACAGAATGTCCGACTTCTGACGCGACTTGCCGCTGTCGATGACGTTAAAAATCTCGTCTTCGAGGTCGCGCATAACCACGCACTGAACTGTAGAGCCAGAGTTAAGAATGGCTTGGAGTCGATGTTGGCCGTCGATCAGCTTTCCAGTCTTGGAGAAGCGGATAGGGTCGCCGGTCATCTTCCATTTACCATCACGGATGAAGCCCTCAAGCTTGGCGACGTGCGCCTGACTGGCGGGTCGGTTGCCGATATTGAGGTTCAGCCACTGGCGAGCCAGCTCCGGCGAAATCTCCACTACCGATACGGAAGGGATGTTGTTGCTCTTGAAGAGGTCTATGGCTACAATCGTCATGTCGTTTATCTCGTTTCGTTGGTTGAAGAACCCACCCTGTCCGGTGGGTTTTTTATTGCCTTGGTTTTTTCAAGCCCCCTAAGAGGGCCTCGGACGTACCCTATTCAGGGTCTTGCTCAGCCCCTCCCGGAGTCCCTATTCAGGGGCACCAGATGAAGAACCGGAGCCTTGTGCCGGCCAACTGCGGAGGTCGCGCCATTCGCTACCCCCACAATTGCTATCTCGTTGATGGCCTGCTCAAAGCTCCAGCCCCTGGCATTCATAAGTGCGGTGATCTTTTCCCGTGCCTCTGCGGGCAGGTTTTCTCTTTGAAAATGCATTCGGCCCTCCATAGGGGCTTCAGCCCGCGATATTCTCTTCCCGGTCCTGCATCAGCTCCTCGATGGCTCCATTGGCTATGGCCCAGTCGATTACTTCGTACAGATAGGTCGCGTACTGGCGTCTGGACTTGTCGGCTGCTTTGCGCAGGATTCGGTCAAGAACAGGCTCAAACCGAACCTTGACGGGGATAGAACGTTTCTGGCTTGGGTCCATGTACATGGCAATTTCCTTCTGCGGTTTCGAATTGGTTATGCGGCTTGGTTTGAGCGAGGGCACAAAGCCTCTAGCCAGGCCTCAATGCTTGCGCCCTGCTTGGATCTGCCTTGAGCTGGGAACGAGCGAAGCTCCATAGCCTCATAGGCACCGCTCTCGTGACGGATAACGAACACATGCCGGCCTACCCTCAACGCTTTGCTGAGAGATCCTTGGGTAACGCCAAGCGCTTGAGCTGCCTTGGCCTGCCCAAGCTCGTCGGCAAATTTGGTGAGGGGGATGCTTTGCATGGAGGCACAGTCCTAAGTAGGTTCTTAGGCCTAATTATTACCTCCGGAAATGCCTGCGTCAATACCTACGGTATTAGTAAAATATGCACGGCGGGAATAAAATGGAAGTTATGAAAGACACCAGCAGGAAACGCGACCTAGAGTCGTGGGAGCTGGCCGAGTGCGCCGCCGTGAAGGCTGCTATCGAGGCCTTCAACGCGGGCAAACCGAGATCCGAGCGCATCACTCAGGAGCAGGCCGCCGCTCGTCTAGAAATAAGCCAAGGAGCCTTCAGCAACTACCTGAACGGCCGATTAGCTCTGAACATGGCATTTGCTGCCGGTGTTTCCAGAATCTATGGAATCCCTGTCGAGACCTTCAGCCCGCGACTTGCTTATGAGATTGCAAGGCTGACCCATGCGACAGCGGACGAAGACGCCAACAACCAGGCAGAGAAAGAACTGGCCGAAGGGCCGTTCCAGATGTCCAACGTCATAGCTTGGGAGGCGCCCGAGGACTTGCCGGACGATCAGTTCATCATTGTTCCTCGGGTTGAAGTCCGGTTTAGCGCCGGAAGCGGGGAAATGGTGTTAGAAGAAGTACATCGCGACCAGGGCAACGCATACCGGATGGACTGGGTGCGCCGCAAACGACTGAACCCATGCCGGCTTTACGACTTCATTCTGGTGGGCGATTCAATGTGGCCCACCCTGCCGAATGGATCCAAGGTGACGCTGAATCTCGACTCGACCGAGATCATTGACGGCAAGGTTTACGGCATCCGCTACGGCGACCAACTGCGAATCAAACGCCTCTATAAAAGGTTCGACGGCGGTCTCATTATCCGCTCGGACAATGCAGCAAAGTATCCAGAAGAAAGCCTGAGCCCCGAACAGCTTGAGCACGTATCGGTAATCGGGCAGTACGTCGCACATAGCTACGACGGCGATCTGTAGCCCGAGATCTAGCCCCAAGCCCCGCACCTAGCGGGGCTTTTTATTGCCCGAAAAAAACCACTACCTGCCAATACCGTCTGGCGGCATTTCCGCGCCCGCCTGAAAAATTATTACCGCAGGTATTGCGCATAATAAATTCCCCCGGTAATATTTCTCCCATCGAAGCGAGACACGCTTCAGGGCCTCAAGAGGCCTCGGGTGATCCCGGAACGCTCTTTTACAACTTGAGATCAGCGCGGCGGGGTCTGCTTCGGCAAACAGCGCGCTCTACAAATTCCCCGCCCCATGCCAGCTCTGGAACTGGCCTGCTCGACGCCGCGCCATGGCATCTGGAAATGGCGAGCGAAGGGTTGCGCTGCTAACGCTCCCTGCCAGGGCCGCTAAGAACGCGGTTCTGTACCTGGCAAAGCGGACAGGCCAGAAAGGCTTGCGGTGATTGTTGGTGCCCAGCCGGAGGTGGCCTAGTAACCCCGGCCTGACAGCCAGAAGAAGGAACGCGCAAGAACCCAGTAGGTGAGCGCGAATAGGACAGCGGCCCGCACAGACGGGCCGGATGTTCTCCAAGTTTCCTTGCGATTCAGGGTGACTTGGAGAGCTTACTTGCGGCGCTTTGAGCCAGGCGCTCCACCCGCGACAGGCCGACGCGGAGTTCGGTAGCCCGAAACGGAGTGCATTTCCTCGCGCTTGATACGCCGATCCAGCTCCATCAACTCGAGATATAGGCCAGCGCCTCGCCCAGGAGGCATCTGATCAAGCCTGATCCTCAGCTTCTCTCGGCTTCGCTTCAGTCGATCAATGAGCTCTGCGGGTGTTTCGTTGAAGCGATCCTTGCTCATTTACGACGCCCCGTCCCAGGGCCTCCACCGCTGAATACCTGAGTTTCGAGATAGAGCGTATCACCCTCGCCCGGCCTGTAAGGCGTCTTCCGCTCGGTTCGGCACCCCTTGCACATGATTGGGGCCGGCACCCAGCTGACGTGATAGCGGAACGGAAGCTTGCAGAAACGGCAGGTCTTCTCTGGCCAATCCCTGTTTCGCCTCTCCTCGGTCATAGAGGCTTTCAGTTGGCGCAGCAGGTCGAGGCTTTTGGCATCCATAAGCACCTCCTTGTGACGCCAAAACACTATCAAACGCCGTCGCCGATGACCACCAGGGTAGGCGCCGAGCACAACACGCAGGTTCGCCCGATTCGCCGTCCAGAGGCTCCACGCTCTCAGGTGGTAGTGAGAGCGCAGCGGATGGAAGAGGCGCAGTTGGCGGCTTGATGAATCACAACACGAACGGAGCCACACCATGAAGCAGAAGATCCCCAGCGTTGCCGAGCTGATCCGCGAACACAGCCAGGCGCGCTACCTGATGGCAAACGATGAACTTTTCGGCACAAAGCCGGCCGGCGACTCCTACTGGATGGCCCAGCAAGCTCGCGAGCTGATGGTCAAGCAGTACGCCTAACCCAGCCCCCGCAGCTTGGCGACAGGCTGCAGCGGGCACCAATCAGCACAAATTCGGAATTTCCGATTTTTCTAGAGGCAGCTCGAATGGGCAGCGTTTGCGAGTCCTGCGGGACAACTCACCCAAGCGATGCGGCCAGGGCAATTGGGCGATTCAACCCTGAAGGCCCGGCCGGTTATGTCGCAAGCGTTCCAGTGGCAGCAGTTCGAGCTGGCCGGGGCGAAGCAGAGCAAGACTACTGCGCGCATATGCGCACCCATCAGCACATAGGAGGATGAGATGAGCTACTACACGGTGGTTTTTCACGTCGAGGACGATCAGAAGTTTCGCATGATGCTGAGCCCGCTGCTGGAGAGCATGGCTAGCGGAGAGCCGCACATGGGCGCAGTGGTAACCGGAGCCGGCATAGGCGACAGCATGACCCGCGAAGAGCAGCTAGCTGCTCTGCTGGACGAACACGACATCGACTACAGCGACATAGCGCCATGCTAACCGGCCCCGAAGTCCTGATCCTCTGCGCCATCCTCGCAGCGCTGTACATGTGGGATTGGTGGAGAAGGAATTGGAAAGGCTAACCCCCGCCTGAACCAGCCAGGCCAGACCCCCAGGTCTGCGATAACCGTACGGCGCGCGGTGCTGGTAGCGCCATGAACAAACCGCCGAGCGCAGCGGCCCTTCGGGATACCTGCGACGAGGATCAGCCGGCCAGTGCCTCGATTGCTGAAAAACACCGGCAGCCGTTGGCGGGACTCCACTACACCCCGTTGAGACGGCCGAATGGCTCACGTAACGAGCCTGCATCGGAGATGGTTTTGCAGTGACGAGAGCGCCGGTGATGGTGATTCCGTGCCGATCCAGCAAAACCATCTACCGATGCAGTGCGGCGTGGAAAGCAGACACGCAGCCGTGAGGCCGAAAGGCGGCAGTCTGAGACTGTACGGCACAACAGCCGGAGTAGCGTCCGGCCACTGCATCACCCCTTCCCCCGCCCATCCGGGCAACCGAGGTATCCACCATGTACAGACACGAACCAGGGGTTCGGGAATACCCGTGCCCGGATGACAGCGTTTCCGAGGCAGAGCAGGTACTGGCCGCGCTCGACAGCCTCCACGAACCCACCATGCAGGCCTACGCCGAGTTCTGCGAGGACAAGATCGAAGTGCCGGCCGCTCTGGCCAAGGCGCTGATCCTGTCCATCTGCTCGCATGGCTGGGAATCGCTACGCAGCCGCATCGGCTATTCGAACGAATGGCTAGACGAAGCCCTGAACGAGATCGTCTGGAGCATCGACAAGCAGCAAGCGGCATTCATCGAACACCACGCGGCGCAGTTGCGCAGCAAGGCCGAGCAGATCGAACAGAGCAAGCGGGAGGCGGCATGAGCAGCTGGAACGACTTCAAGAAGGTAGCTCAAGAAACCGTCGGCAAAGCGCCGGGGGCGGGCCAGTACGTGCATGTGCATCGCGATTCCGCTTTTGAGCTGATCGCCGAGCACGAAGCCCTTCTCGCTGAGCGGGATCGGATGGCGAAGGCGCTGAAGGAAATTGACGCGGCCGACTGGTCGAGCAGCGAATCAGCCACCGACTTCGCTATCTCGCAAACCAAAGGCCTATTGATTGGGAAGATGAAGCGCATTGCTCGCGCCGCCCTGCAAGGAGCCCAGCCATGACCTGGTATGCGACTGCGTGGAGTCACATGGAAACGGTGCGAACTGGCCGCGCCGATGAAGAGCCGGCCGCAATAGCAAAGGCCATTGACGACAGCTATCCGTACTCGCAGCGTTCGGGCTGGGCTTACAAGGCGTGGCTGGACGCCAGACGCGACTTCTTCCGCAAGTACAACTTGCCGCTACGCAGAGCGCGTAAACCTGCGCCAGACCTTTTGCAAGGAGCCCAGCCATGACCATCCAACTCAAGGAGCTGGCCGGCGCTGTCGGCATCCTCATCGTCGCCCTGTTCATCGGGGCGCTGTGCCACGTTGCGCTGATTGGGGGTGTGTGATGGATAAGCCAGTGAAAGCATTCATCGTCGAGACAGACGACCCTGAAGATTCAAACATCCAGTTCGCCACAACAAATGTGGCGGCACGCCGTCAGGGTGCCGACGAAATAGGCACCGATTTCCAGTGCGTTTCGTGTAAGCGCCTGCCATGGGCGGATGAGTATGCCGGCAAGCCAATTCCAGCGAAGGCGTACATCGACAACGGCTGGCGGGTCGGTTGCACCAACTGCGGCGATATGGTCGGCGAAGATTCCTATGGCTGGGACGATGACGAAAACGAGACGCCGCATGAGCCGGTGTACCGCGGCGAGCACGTGTTCTGCTGCATGGATTGCCAGGCAACCCATGACGCTAAGGTCGCCGAGCAGAATGCGAAGTTTGCGGCCTTCGAAAAGCGCGCACGCGAGGCTCGACCAGACCTCCAGTTCACGTCGTTCCGCGGAAAATACCCGTATCGAACAATGACGGGCGAATTCATGTTTGACGGCGCGAAGTACGGCGGAAGCGTTCGAGACGAGGGCGACGGGGAGCTGAAGTGGTTCGTGGCCCAAGGCGACAAAGCCCAGTGGGACTACCTCGAGGAGTGCCGCGCACCAAAGGAGGCCGCCCATGGCTAGCCAATACCAACGCGCCAAGCGCATCTGGTTCTGGAAATTCTACGGCTACGGCCTGGCAGTGTTCTCGCTGCTGGCTGTGATTAGCGGACTGGCAGGGGAGGTGACGGGATGAAAGAGATCGACTGGAGCAAGGCGCCGGAAGGGGCGACGCATTACTCACCCAAGCGCGAAGAAAGCTGTCTCTACCGCGCAGTGTTCTGGCGCGTGGAAGCTGGGCGCGGAGTAGAAGCATGGTCCATCAATGACGATGGAAGCCTTCAGTACTACGACAGGCCGACATGGATTGAATCCGATATGGACAGGCTGATCCCGCGCCCCGTCGCTTGGACCGGCGACGGCCTGCCTCCAGTTGGGGCGGTGTGTGAGTACCAGAGGAATGACGTCTCTTACCGGCAAGAATGGGTAAAGGTCACTACAAAGTACTTCGGAAAGGAAATGGTTGTTCTTGAGCACTCTGCCAGTGGCGAAGAGTACGTTGAGCAGGCCGCTAGCTGCGTATTCCGCCCCACCCGCACGCCAGAGCAGATCGCTGCCGAGGAACTGAAGGCTGCAATCGACGAAATGTCAGAAGTCACCCAAGGGGCACACGATTGGCTGCAAGCCTTCCAGAAGCTCCACTTGGCCGGCTACCGCAAGGTGACCCCATGAACCGAACCCAATCCCTCCCCTACGACACCGGCCCGCACGACGACACCCCATCAGGCCACAGCTTCGCAGCTGCTTGGTGGGCCCTTACCGGGTTCGGCGTCCTTTCCGCGACGCTCGCTTTCGGCCTCATTGGTGAGGCGGCGATCTTTTACTTCTTCGGAGGTTGAGCATGAACAACCAGAACATGAGCATCTGGAACCAGGTCGAGAAGACCGCTCCGGAGGCCACCAAGTCCGCCAAGGTCAATGGCCAGCAGATCACGAGCATCAGCGGCCAGCACATGATCAAGCGCGCCACCGAAGTGTTCGGCCCGGTCGGTATCGGCTGGGGGTGGACAGTAGCCGAGGAGCGCTTCGACCAGGGCGGTGAGATTCGCAACGACAAGGGCGACCTGATCGGCCACGAGGTCGGCCATACGATCCGCGTCAAGCTCTGGTTCATGCAGGGCGACAAGCGCGGCGAGGTCGAGCAGTACGGCTGCACGCCATTCACCTATAAGAGCAAGTGGGGCGTCACTACGGACACAGAGGCGCCCAAGAAGTCGCTCACCGACGCAGTGAAGAAGGCGCTGGCGATGCTGGGTTTCAGCGCTGACATCTTCCTCGGGCTCTACGACGACCGCGACTACGTGGCTGAGCGTGAGGCCGAAGCCCAGCTCGAGCAGGCCGAGAACAAGGAAGCCGAGGCTGCTCGCCAAGCGCAAGAGCGGCTCGACTGGCTAAAGGCTGCACTCGACACGATCGCCGGCGCGCAGACCATGCACGAGCTTTCCAAGCTTCATGCCTCTTACGTTCGCAGCGCCACGCGCCGCAATGAAGACAAGTTCGTCAAGCGCCTAGCCCTGGCATTCGATGAGCGCAAATCCCAGCTTGAGCAGAAGGAGGCGGCATGAGCGCACTCTACGAGATCACCGGCCAGTTCAAGGAGCTGGCCACGCTGCAGGAGACGGCCGACGAGGATCTGGCCGTCGCCATCCGCGACACGATGGCGGGCATAGAAGCCGAGTTCAACGACAAGGCGCTGGCCGTGTCGCACGTCATCCTGAACTTCGACGCCGACGTTGCTGCACTCGACAAGGAGATCGAACGCCTGCAGGAGCGCAAGCGGCTGGTCACCAACCGGCAGCGCGAGATCAAGGAGTACCTGCGCGAGAACATGGAAGCGTGCGGGATGACGAAGATCAGCTGCCCACTATTCACCATCACCCTGGCCAAAGGCCGCGAATCAGTAGTCGTGGATGACGAGAACAGCATCCCGGACGACATGATGCGCGTGAAGACCGAGATCGCGCCAGACAAGACTGCCATCGCCGCCAAGCTTAAGGCCGGCGAGGAAGTGCCCGGTGCGCGCCTCGAGCGCGGCCAATCATCAATCCGAATCAAGTAAGGGGCTATCAATGCCAGCATCAGAATTTGGCCGCATCGGTCGTGACGCCGAACTTCGCTACACCCAATCAGGAGATCCTGTCTGCAGCATCCCGGTAGCCGTGGACTACGGCCGGAAGGGACAGGACGGCAAGAAGCCAACGCAGTGGTATGAGGTGACCTTATGGGGCAAGCAAGCCGAAGGGCTGGCTGAGTACCTGACCAAAGGCAAGCAAGTGTTCTTCACTGGCACCGATCTGCACATCGAGACATTCCCCAAGAATGACGGCACGGAAGGCGTAAAGCTGGTTTGCCGCTGTTCTGAGATCAAGTTCGCCAGCGATGGCCAGGGGCAGGCGGCGCAACCACAGCGACAGCAGCCACAGCAGCAAGCACCGCGTCAGGCGCAGCGGAGCCAGCAGGCCGTGCCGCCGGATGACCAATTCATTGACGACATACCTTTTGCCGACCCCTACCGAGGCGCCCGCTCGCTGCTGATCTGAGGATATGACCATGCAAATCAATATGACCAAGCAGGTGCCCGTGGACGTGAAGGAAATTCGCGTGCACATCAAGGTGTGCGACGGGTTCGATGGTGCGCTCGTTGACGCTCAAGGCGAGACGTTGCGCGACTACGAAGGTTACGTGCCGGACTTCTTCCCTGGCGATCACTACGGCGATTACCTGATTCTGAATATCGACCTAGAGACAGGCCAGATCCTGAACTGGAAGAAGCCAACCGCTGAAGACGTTGAAGCCTACATCGGCGGCACCTCAGAAGACTGATCCACCCAGGGCGCCCAGCGCGCCCTCCTCCCCGGTACACACCCATGCTCATAGACAACCATGCCATAGCGCAGGGCGAGGCTCTGCGCGCGCAAATTGACGCGGCCACGGCTGCATTCCTGAACGCTGGCGGAAAGATCCAGCTGCTGCCCGACAGCATCGGCAAGCCGATAGAGATCAAGCCTGCCGTCTTCAACAACGCCGGAAACGCGGAGGCGGACCAGCGCAGCCGCAAGCGTGGCGCCCGCAACTCTGCCGTATCGAACAGCCTCCCGCTGCGCAAGCGTGGCACGCCGCAGGCCAAGCAGAACGAAATGCTCCGGCAGGAGTGGCCATGAAACGCAACCTACCCCACGCCCGGCTCAACAAACTGAGCCGGGCCATTGTCCGCCAGTTCCGCGTCGCAGTCGTGAACATGGACCCAGAAGGCCGGCAGGGACTGGTCGACTGGAAGACATGCCGCAGCATCGCACCGAGCCGGCAGATCGCCGAGGCCATCTGCGACATAGCTCATAGCTGGGTCATCTACTTGGCTGCGTTCTGCATCGACCAGAAGGGCGAGCAGTACATCAAAGCCAGCGAGATCGCGCCGCAGGGCATTTACCGATCCGACAGCCTGGCCGGCGTGCTCGAGGAGCATTACCGAGCGCTGGTGAAGAGCTGCAACCCGAATCACCTGGTCGGCTCTGGCTGGATAGCAATGCCGGGCGGCACGTCGCTGGACGAGGCGCAGGCCGCGCGGATCTTCGAGGCGTGCGGGGCTTGGCAGGTACAGGCCGCTGCATGAACGCACCAATCTTCTGCCGCACGGACGGCAAGCGGATCGGCCAATGCGCATGCTTCCGCTGCCGCCCACCGGAGGCCCCATGCGACCCAAGACCCAAATCTGGCTGCACAAGCCGACCAACACCCGCCACTACATTGCCGGATCGAACGGTGCCGCGTTCCTGATGCAGGCGCTGAGCCGTAACCCGCGCTACGCCACCGAGGCGGAACTGAACGACTCGAGAATCTGGAGCAAGGTATGACCAAGCATGACTTGAAGGAACTGGCAGCCATGGGCGCTGAGCTGGGGGCTGCGAAGGAGGCGTGAATGGACAGCAAGCTCAAACAATGGCGAGACGATCAGAAGCACCTGCCGGAGTTCATGCGCGACTTCCACAACTGCAAGCAGCTGTTCAAGGGGATAGCTGACTTCATCGAACTGGAAGACGATCACCCGGCAAAGGATGTCAACTGGCGGCAGGCGCACTGCTACACCATCGACGTCTTCCTTTGGTTCATGGCGCGCCACGGGTTCACGCTGCAGCGCTCACGGGCGCGTCAGAACTTCGATGACCTCGACGTTCTACTGGATCATCTGGACGAGCTGCGCCGGCAAGCATTCACGAATGCGATGCAGGGCCAAAGCGCACCAACCCCCTAACCCCACCCAAACACACAGCCTGCCGGCGAGAGTCGGCGGGGAGGAGACGTGCGCCATGGCTATGGCCGATTACTACCTTTGCGACAAGTGCGGCGGGAAGTGTTTCTACGACGCCAACCTGAACTACGAATACCCGGACAAGGACGGAAACGACTCATGGGGAAATCCGATAAAGGATGAGTTGGTCAAGGGAGCTGGCTACAAACTCGACTATCTGGGCGACATGGCGGCCCTTTGCCGGGAGTGCGCCGAGACGCATGAAGTCATCGTTCGACCACGGCAGCCAGCCGCCTAACCCCACACGCAGCAGGAGATAGACATGCACACAGACAAGGCGATAGCGGAGTTCGAGGCGTGGTGGGAGAGGCAGCCGTTCCGCGAGCAGTTCGAGGACGTGAAGGACCAGATGCGGAATGTATGGCTGGCGTCGCGGCGGGAGCTGGTGATTGATCTGGCATCAGCGTATCGAACTGACGAAGACGGCTATTGGGTAATTGGGCGGACAGAGGCAAGGCGCTCTATCGAAGCAGCCGGCGTAACGGTGAGGGGGTGAGAGATGGGCGCACGAGAGAAACCGCAGCCAATCGAAGGCCTGCCGGTCGACAAGGTGTACGAAAGGAAGTTGGCCGAACTGATCGGCACGACGCCGAAGGCCCTGGAAAGGAAGCGCCAGCGCGGGGTGTTGCCGCATGGCGTATGGGAGAAGGTTGACGGCTGTATCATGTACAGCCTGGAGAGGTACAACGAATGGGCAGAAAAGCAGTGGGGCTCCCCCAGGGCGTCGAAATCGCCGGAAGCTCCGTCCGCATCCGATTCACATGGAAGAAAGAGCGACGCTGCGAAACGCTCCCCTATCCTCAGACGCCCAAGGGATTTGCAGCAGCAGCAGGTTTACGTGCTCAGGTAACCCAGCTGATCAAGCTCGGCATGCTCACGGACGACAAGTATGCCGAGCTGTTCCCGAACTCCCGCTACACCCTCGCCCGCATCACGCCGACCTTCGGCAACTTCACGCAGACCTGGCTCGACAGCAAGCACATCGGCTTTCACACCCGGCGCAACTACCTGCGCGTGCTCAACAAGTACTGGATGCCGCATTGGGCGGACCGGAGGCTGGACGAGATCTACCCGTCAGACGTGCGCGCGCTGATGAGCCGGCAGGACTGGAACTCCATCACCGACCGCAACGCCGCGGTGCAGGCAGCCAAGGCCATCTTCGCCGCCGCGGTGCTGGACGGCATCATCGCGGAGAACCCGATGCGCTCGGTTGAACGGGCTCGTGCTCCTGAGCGAGACATCGACCCGTTCACTCCGGCCGAGCGTGACGCGATCCTGGCCGACCTCTACGCGCACCAGACCGGCGCCAGGCTGACCTATGCGTCGTTCTTCAAGCTGGCCTTCTACACCGGCATGCGGACTGGCGAGCAGCTGTCATTGCGCTGGGCTGACGTGGATCTGCCTGGCCGATCGATTCGCGTGCGCGCCACCCTGGAAAAGGGCGAGGTGCGGGAGAACACCAAGACCAAGCGCGTGCGCAAAGTGCTGTTGGTCGACCAAGCCGTCGAGGCGCTGCGGGAGATGCAGCAGCTCACCGGAGACGGTGAGTTCGTATTCGCACCAACCAGCGGCAAGGACGGGCACATCACTAACGTCGTGAGCACCGCCTATCATCTGAAGCAGAGCATGAAGCGGCTGGGCATTCGTCCGCGCCGGCAGTACGATACCCGGCACACCTATGCGACCGTCTGCCTGTCCGCTGGGATGGCGCCGGCCTTCATCGCGCAGCAGCTCGGCAACAGCATCCAGACGCTGCTCAAGCACTACGCGAAATGGATCAACTCGAGCGCCGACTGGGCCGAACTGGACAAGCTGAAAACGCCTAATCGGTACGAGATTGGTACGGCGGCACCAAGCGAAGCTACTGAGCCCGCGCAGCAGTAGGCGCACAGCGTTTCTTTTGGACTTCGCGGTATAGTAAAAATAGCGTACCAGCCAGTCCAGTATTAAAACGCCCATGATAGAGAATCATTCACCCTCGCCCGGCCCCGGCCGCCCGAAGGACCCTGCCAAGCGCGAGGCGATCCTCGCTGCGGCGCAGGTTTTGTTCCTCGGCAACGGCTACGAAGGTAGCAGCATGGAGGCCATCGCCAGCGAAGCCGGTGTCTCCAAGCTCACGCTGTACAGTCATTTCAAGGACAAGGAAGCGCTGTTCTGCGCCGCGGTGAAAGCCACCTGCGAAACGCGGCTGCCGAGGCGCCTGTTTCAGGTGGAGGCCGATTGCGACATCGAGAAGCTGCTGCTGGAGATCGGTCGTGCCTTCCATGAGCTGGTCAACAGCCCAGAATCCATTGGCCTGCATCGGGTGATGGTGGCGATGGCGACGCAGAACGCAGGCCTGGTGAAGATGTTCTTCGACGCCGGTCCGCAGCAGCTGCTATTGGATTTGCAGCAGCTGTTCGGCCAGGCCGACAGCCTGGGCCTGCTGCGCATCGACGACCCGCTGCGCGCCGCCGAACACTACTGTTCGCTGATCAAGGGCGCGCAACATTTCCGCCTGCTGATCGGCTATGCCGAGGCACCGAGCCAGGCGGAAAGCGATCAGCATGTGGCGGATGCGGTGGGCCTCTTTCTGCGCGCCTACCGCGGCTGAATCCGGCGCTGCGTCATCTGCTCACCGGGGTCAGGCCTGCAGCTTCTTCTTCGGGTAGATGTCGTAGCGACTGGACTTGCCTTCCAGACTGTAGCCGGGCTTGCTGCCGTCGATGGCCGGCGCCTTGCGTGGCCGCTTGACCACCACCCGATGGCTGGCCAGTTCCAGGGCAGCGGAGAGCAACGCCGGCGCATCCAGATCGTCGCCGACAAAGGGACGGAAAAGGCGCATCTCCTTCTTCACCAGCGCGCTCTTGTCGCGGTGCGGGAACATCGGGTCGAGATAGATCACCTGGGGCGGCTCGTCCCGCCACTGCTGCATCAGTTCGATGGCGTTGCCCTCGAGCAGCCTCATCCGCGCGGCGATGGCGGCCACGTCG